TTCCTTGCCCCTTGTGTTGAGGTTGGTTAAGCATCGAAGAACCAGTACTCTTCGTTGGTTCTCAGGTCGCGAACGACGGCAGTTGGAGTTTCACCATTGACCACACGGTCGTATGCCTGCTGAGCCGACGTAGCCAGCACTGTTGTCTTGCTCTCCGTCTTGTCCGCGTTGATGGTCCACACTTCGTAGCTTTGGGTTTTCATCTCGCATCTCCGTTAGCGGTTCCTTCATTTCCACAATATCATTGTAACGTCCGCCCTACTAGAGTCAACCCCATTCGGATATTTTTTCCAAAGATATTTCCCCACTAGGGCAACGTCCGATAATACCAGTTATGTACTATTAGGCTAACCTAATGGTATAACATTGTATAACCTAAGCCAGCTCGATAGGCTGCGCTCCGGCCCGGTGTTAGACAAGGCTAAGGTATGGAGTTAGTCGCGGCTAAGTCGAGTTGTTAGGTAAGGCTAAGGTGTAGTGTTAGGCTGGCCTATCCCCCCTACCCTGTCACTGCCGATCGATAGGTGCCATATTGGCGGGGTGGAGTACACCCGACTTCCAGAAATAGCCAGCATAGATTCATAGGTGAGTGTTATATATAGTCTGACCCCGACTTGCAGAAACTACCGCCATAGCTTCGATATCGAGTGTTATACATACTCTCCACTTGTAGAAAACTCCACCACCTACCCAAGCTACAGACCCACTGGGATACCGACCTAGCCATCCACTGTTATGCCAACTCCCCTACTAGGGCGCTGAAAGTTGGCTAGTTGATGGATGGTTAGTGGCCCCAGGGTTGATACCCTGTGGGCGGTGTAGCGGTGGAAAGGGAGTGTTATCTGGAAGTACATACCCCTCCCACTTGTATTAGCAAGTAGGTGAGTATATAATATACTATCGGTACTACCAGTGGGTATAAGGTTGGCTCAGTAGGGTTAAGGGGTAAAGCATGACAGATGGAGAGATCCTGAGACAGCAGTTGGACAAGGACCTCACCGATTTTGACCTCAGACTGGTCTACTCGGATTGGTTGGAGAGCAACAATATGCTCCATGAGGCGCAGGTGCAGCGGTGGATTGCTGAGCATAGAGTAGTCCCATGGAACAGATGGTCTTTCGACTTTCGGAGGTATGGCAATGGGTATGACTGGATGTATCCAGACCCCACTCCCAGCATAATGCCGGAGTCCTCTGTTATACCTGATAAGGTCTATGAGAGGGTACTCCCCCTATCAAGGAACGCAAAGCTATATTTCCGTAGCCAGGCTGAAATGCCTAAAATCGCGGATAAAACTGCTCACTGCTGGGCGAACTACGCTGAGTTCCCAACCCAACTGGAGGCATATGCGGCGCTGGAGCAGGTATTGCTGGGGCTACTGTGTGAGGGGGTTGAGCTAGACTAATGGGATAGCCAACTGGGAAACTAGCAACACTGTATTCAAGGATTCAAGGCACCTATCTCTTTCTCTCAGAGAGGAAATCGGGGATGATTATCTATGAGTATCTGGAGGAACTACCCAGGTTGAAAGGGGGAAAATCATGAAGCGTTTCTACGCCGGGATTGGAAGTAGGGAAACTCCAGCGGATGTCGCAGAGAAGATGGTTAAAATCGGCAAGATTCTAGGCGAACGTGGCTACATCCTGAGAAGTGGCGGCGCAGAGGGAGCAGATCTGGCATTTGAGAAAGGAGCGGATGCGGCGTCAGAAACTCTAGGCGTTCAGATCACCAAGGAGATTATCTTACCATGGTCTGGCTACAACGGGCATCATAGAGACAGGGGGGTTGTACTGATTGCGAGGGAGCCGTCTGCTGGGGCGATGCTGCTTGCTTCACTGATTCACCCAGCATGGGGTGGTCTTAACATTGGCTCAAGGAAAATGCATGCCAGAAACATCTACCAGATTTTAGGAGTTGATCTAGGTACGCCCTGTGATTTCGTCGTCTGTTGGACTAAAGACGGCGTGGAATCTGCGGCAGCAACGAGCGCTAATACTGGTGGTACAGGACAGGCAATCAGAACTGCATCTCTGGTGGGGATACCTGTGTTCAATATGAAACGGGATGATGCTCTCGTCCGTTTGGCTAGTTTTACTGGGCTGAACCTTTCTATCTGAATCGAGGGGAGGGGAATATGCTGTTACCAACTATAACATTTCTCGCTGCTTTGCTGGCTGTTTCCCCTCCCTCGCCGATGCCTAGAGCGGAGGTGGAGATCGATTCCCAGGTCTACCAGGAGTTGCTGCGATTCCCACCGAGATGGGTCTGTGAGCAGCAGTTCCAGGCTGGGACCAGGGAGTTGGAGGCACTCGGTAGGCATAACCAGAAGACTCGTCCTCATGACTACCACCTCGTCTACCCCATGAAGCATGTCAAGGCAGATACGGAACCCTGGGGTGTCTTACTGAAGGCTTACGATACCCTGGAGGCGGGTGATATCTGCACCTCCAAGAAGTATCTGGAGATGCTCCAAACACTGCTTGGACCACAGCTTTACAACGCTGGGTGTATCCCTCCGGCAGTACGGAGTGTGTACTACGAGATTTACTCGGAGAAATAGCATGAAGAAGCGCTCCAAGCCACGACCAAAAGTATCCTTCAAACCCGTTGATCCAAACGTCCGCTCGGCAGCACAATCTCTACTTGATCCCATGACGTTTGCACGGCAGTTCTTCCCCCAGTATCAGTTCTACGATAAGCAGGTGGAGATTCTGGAGTCAATCCGAGACAACGACGAGACGGTGGTGGTGGCTGGGAACATGATGGGGAAGGATTTTGTGGCCGGGTTTGCCGCTCTCCATTTCTTTGTGACACGGGTTCCTTGCCGGGTGGTTACCACCTCGGTGCGCGATGATCACTTGCGAGTGCTGTGGGGGGAGATCATGCGGTTTGTGCAGGACTCCCGAGTACCGCTCAGGGTAGAGGAGGGGGGACCACTTCTGGTGAACCATCGGGATATCCGCAGGATCGAGAACGGGGAGCAGTGTCCCATCTCCTACTTGCGGGGAATGGTATCAGAGAAGGGGGAGGGGATGGCAGGGCATCACGCGAAGCATACGCTGTTCATCGTGGATGAGGCTTCTGGTGTTGACCCAGTGGTATACACTCAGGGTTGTACCTGGGCCAAGCGTGTGCTGATCATTGGCAACCCCAATCCCTGCCCCATGGACCACTTCTTCTACCGCTCAGTGAAGGAGGGGGATGTGAAAAAGCGACCCTATTCTGCCTCCGCTGTCCCTTCCGACTTCCCCGAACAGTGAGAGCAATCATGACTTTGTATCGCAAAGTAATTACCATTGCTGCCACAGATACCCCCAATGTCAAGCATGCCTTGCAACAGTTGGAGAATGGTCTGACCCCCGATAACAGGGAGATTTGCCCCGGAGTGCTGTCGTGGGAGGAGTATGTCAAGAGGCGCGCTACCTGGGATGAACTGAGGCAGAAGGTGGGTCTGGACGCACAGTTCCACGAGGGGTCGGATATCCTGCTCTATCCCCGTGAATGGTTGCTCCGGGCCGGGATGGTCGCCAAAACCTTGCGGGAATCCCCACCGAAGGACAGGAGAGCGGAGGCAATCGGAGTTGATCCAGGGGAAGGGATGGCTGATAGTGCCTTTGTGGTGGCGGATCGGCTGGGGATTATCGAGATGATCTCCAAACCCACCCCCAATACGATGGATATCCATCAGTTGACTCTCCAGTTGATGAGGAAGCACAGTTTGCCCCCGTCGAAGGTGATCATGGATCGTGGTGGTGGTGGGAAGCAACTGGCTGATTTTCTCAGGTCACAGGGGCACAATGTGCGCACCGTGGCCTTTGGCGAGCCAGTATCTGCTGAACCTAGGAAAGGGGTTACTTCCATTCGATCCATGGTGGAACTCAGGGAAGGAAAGACGGTTTTCGCTAACAGGCGTGCAGAGATGTACAGTCGCTTAAGAGATCTACTGAGTCCCATGAATACGCAGGGATTCGGCATCCCCATGGAGTACGAGGAACTAAGACGACAACTCTCCATGATGCCCTTGCTTTACGATGGGGAGGGGAAGATGCGCATGCTTCCCAAGAGCAAGAAGAGGAAGGATGACAAGGAGCACACGCTGATTGAACTTCTGGGGAGATCTCCCGATCAATCGGATGCGTTGGTCCTGGCTCTCCATGGGATCTTCGCAGTGAAGGAGAAGAGGAAGATCGGGGGTATCGGTGGTGGGAATCAGAGGAGGTTCCACAGATGACAGCAAGAATGCCAGCAGGAATGCAATACGAGGATTTCAGGGCGGCTCTTGCCAAAGCACCAGGAGATTTCCAGCTGCGCCTGATCTATTCCGACTGGCTGGAGTCAGAAGGCTTCCCAGAACTGGCCTGGGTTCAGAAGGAGATAGCGGGAATGCGATACAAACCCATGCCAAGCAATTTTGCTGGAGAGAGAATCCCCTGTTGGGATTGGCGATCGAAGGAATGGGATGACTCCACCCCCGTGGAATGTGTACTTCCTACTGGTATCTTCGATCAGGTCTGGAACAGATCAGTAACAGCGGTAGACTACCCTGATCTAACAGTATTCGCCGAATTTCGCACACGAGCAGGTGCCTACGAAGCTCTGGAAGAGGCTTTGCTGGAGTATATTGGCTACGAAACCCCTGAAAAGGAGCAAAAATGAGTGATTTCTACGCTGAAAATGGTGATTTTGACCCGATCTATGAGCCTCAGGTGGCATCTTTTCGGAGGCTTTTGCCCCTCGCTATGGGGTCAATCGGAGCACTTTTCGTGGTACTTTTCGCCATTTTGCTGGTCGTTTATGACCTGGAAAGCAGCAAAAATCGCCCTGTACGGCAGCAAAACCAGCAAATTTTGAGGAGAAAATGAGCAAACTACAGCTATTTCATGGGTGTTGCCTTGATAAACTCCCGACCCTCTCCGACCAATCAGTGCATGCTGTCGTCACCGATCCTCCTTATGAACTGGGATTCATGGGGAAGCAGTGGGATTCCAGCGGGATAGCCTACAACGTGCAGGTGTGGCGGGAGTGTCTGCGCGTCCTGAAACCGGGCGGACACCTGTTGGCTTTTGGTGGCAGTCGTACCTATCATCGTCTCGCCTGCGCCATCGAGGATGCCGGGTTTGAGATCCGCGACATGATCGCCTGGGTCTACGGGTCTGGGTTCCCGAAGTCGCTGGACGTGAGCAAGGCGATCGATAAAGCGGCTGGTCGCATCGGGCAAAGCGTGATTGGTCTAAAGCAGCGGCTTGTCGAACTGGCCGCGCGCAGTGGCAAGACACGGGGCGAGATTGATGCGGAGTGCGGGTTTCGCGCCACCAACTACCTGACGCTGCCGGCTGAAGGGAAAAGGCCGGACCCGTGGGTGAACTGCCTGCCGCCGCGCGATAAGTGGCTGGTTATGAAGCGAGTGCTTGGCGCCGACGACTCAATGGACGCGGTTTTCACGCATGCCGAACGCGAGGTGATCGGGCAGGACACTAAAGCGCGCAGCACATCCGGCGCGTCTGCGCTGCCGACCATGGGCGGCGAAACAGTGTACCAGTCCTGGGATATTACAGCCCCAGCCACCGACGCCGCCCGCCAGTGGCAAGGCTGGGGCACCGCTCTGAAGCCGGCCCTTGAAACGGTTACTTTCGCCTCAAAGCCGTACACACATGAGCAGGAGCGGGATATAATCCTATAGAACCTAATTCGATTGGAGGCCCGTCTATGGTTGCTGTCGTCTGCGAATGCTGCGGAAAAGAATTCAACGTCAAGCCAAAACGAGTACGGCGCGGCGTGCGCTATTGCTCAATGGAGTGCCGACGAAATCACCAATACACGGGTCGCTTTGTGCGGTCAGATGGATACGTCGCTGTTCGAGTCGGCGACGAATACCAGCTTGAGCATCGTGTCGTCATGGAGGCGCACATTGGTCGAAAGCTGGAGCGATGGGAGCACGTCCACCACCGAAACGAAATCAAGCACGACAATAGACTTGAAAACCTTGAGGTTCTCACTGTCGCAGATCACACCCGCGAGCATCATCAAGGCGTGCAGCCTTCCAGGTGGGTTCAGTGCGAATGCCTCAACTGCGGAAAGCCACTTCAACGCCTCGCTGTTGTTGTTGCAAAGCATCCGCACACTTTCTGCGACCGGGTGTGCTATATCTCTGGAAGCGGAAAGCTGCCGGGGCGCGGACGTAAAGCCAAACCTTGACCCATGCGTCATGGCCCGCAAGCCGCTGGCTGGCACCGTGGCGGCGAACGTGCTGCAATTCGGTACGGGAGCGCTGAATATTGATGGGTGCAGGGTAGATGGAGCCGGGCCGTCTGGTCTGAAGCCATACACGCGAAACACAACGCCGAATGTATATGCGCTTGGCATGGCAAAAGCGGGCCGCGAGGTTACATACACAGACCACCCGGCAGGCCGCTGGCCAGCCAACCTGATCCACGACGGTAGCCAGGAGGTGGTGGAACTGTTCCCTGGCACCAATGGCTCCAGTGCGTCCCGGTTCTTCTACACGGCTAAAACACCCAAGTCTGAGCGGCAGGGGAGCAAGCATCCCACTATCAAGCCGCTCAGTCTGATCCGTTATCTGTGTCGATTGGTGACACCACCAGGAGGGACTGTGCTTGATCCGTTCCTTGGGTCAGGAACTACCGCAGTTGCGGCATTGCTGGAAGGACTCTCTGCAATCGGTATTGAGAAGGAGGAAGAGTATCTCAGAGACGCGAGAAGTCGAGTGAAACGGAGGGATTCTCTTGGTAAGTAGACAAAAGTAGACAAAAAGCAACAATTCTATACACGTCAGCTAGCAAAAACTAGCCAAAAGTCAACACAAATCCCTTGACATGGGGCTGATAAGTGCCATAAATAGACAAAGTGGCACAAAATCTGTACCTACGTCAAGGAATTCCCCCATGAACGCCAGTTCTCGGCTAGATCGTGTTGGGGAAGCCCTGCGACGACGGCAGAACAAGCGTACCTACCGCCAGGAACTCATCGCTAACGTTTATTCCGCTCGTGTTGACCTCCTGCGCAAGTTCCTCGACCCCCGTCGCAACATCAATGACGAGTGTGGCTACCCAACCGACCCTGTTGGGGCAGACATCTATCAGGAACTCTATGAAAGAGAGGCTGTAGCTGCCCGAGTGGTGCAGTTGTGGCCGAGAGAATCCTGGCAGGTGCAGCCATTGATCTACGAGGACGAGGATGTCAACGTCACCACAGCCTTCGAGAAGGCGTGGAACGATCTCCCCAGCCAGTTGGGAGGCGCTGTTAGCTACTACCGACAGGAGAAGGGTTCACCGATCTGGGAGATCACTCAGCGCGTTGATGAGTTGAGTGGAATTGGCCAGTATGGGGTACTTTTGCTGGGGATTGACGACGGCAAGAGCTTCGATATGCCCCTGGATGGCTTTGCAGAGGAGGATTACAATCCTTCTGGGTTCCCCCAAGGTGTAACTCCCTATTCGATCAACATGGGCACTTTTGCCCAGTATTACAGCCCCTCCTACCCCCAGAATCCAGGCCCGAGCGGTAATCCAACCACTGTGAAGGCTACTCGGTCCTCTCCTCCCATCCCCAAGGGACCGCCGAAGAAGCTCCTCTTCCTGCGCGCCTTCCCCGAGGCTTTGGTACAGGTAGTGTCCTACGAGGTGCGCCCCACCTCACCGAGATTCGGGCACCCCACCATGTACCAGATCACCTTCAATGACCCTCGTCAGGAGTACACGGGGGTAGGTTTGCCCCTTGCCAGTCTCCTTGTCCACTGGTCGCGAGTGGTGCATGTGGCGGATAATCTGGACTCCAGCGAAGTTTTCGGCACTCCTCGCATGCGTCCGGTGCTCAATCGCCTCCTCGACCTGCGCAAGTTGTACTCTGGCAGTGCTGAGATGTACTGGCGAGGTGCTTTCCCTGGTCTGAGCCTGGAATCCATGCCTCAGATGGGGCCGGATGTGGAGATCGACGAATCTGCTACTCAGGATCAGATGGAAAACTACATGAATGGCCTCCAGCGCTATCTCATGTTCATGGGCATGAGTGTCAAGTCGTTGGCACCGCAGGTGGTGGACCCATCAAAACAGATCGATGTGCAGTTACAGGCCATTTGTATCCAGTTGGGAGTACCCAAGCGTATTTTCATGGGGACAGAGCGGGGAGAACTGGCATCAGGGCAGGATGATGCAGCCTGGAATGATCGTCTACGGCTGCGGCAGGGGAGGTATCTCACTCCCCGTGTCATTGTTCCCCTGATTGACCGTCTGATCGCAGCCAATGTACTCCCTCGACCCAAAAGTTACTGCGTGGAGTGGCCGGATCTCACCTCACAAAGCGCTGAGGAGAAGGCTCAGGTGGCTTTCCAGTTGACCCAGGCTGCTTCTCAGTATGTCAGCACGGGGGTGGAATCCATCATCTCTCCTCTTGACTGGCTCACCACAATCGTCAAACTGGATGAGAAGGATGCACAAGCCATCGTGGCAAGAGCCAAGGATGCCACCGATGGTAAGCAGACAGTGACTCCGGGGATGAATACCCCCAAGACCTCTCCAGCCAACCCCGCTGACAGCATGGCCAGTACCTCCGCTGGCGAGCCAATCCCCACGAACAAGACCTTTACCCAGGCCCGAACCAATGGGAAGGGGCAACCCTGATGCCGCTGAAAAAGGGCAGTTCAAAGAAGACCGTGTCGTCTAACATCAGGACGGAGATGAAACACGGCAAACCACAGAAACAGGCGGTTGCTATCGCCCTGTCCATGGCTGGGAAATCCAAAAAGTCGAACAAGAAGAAGTAGTAACGGAGATTCATCATGACTTTTCGTCTTGGCACCACGATGCGAGACAATGCCTGCAATGGGGTCGTGGATACCATCGATCAGGGTGCTGGGGCTGGATTGGTGAAAATCTACACCTCCACTCAACCTGGCTCTGTTGGTGGCACCTATGGCACACTGCTCGGCACGTTGACCTTCTCTGACCCGGCCTTTGGTAATTCCTCTACCGGGGTTGCTACAGCCTCTTCCATCACCAGTGATACCAACGCAGACGCTTCTGGAACCGCAGGGACATTCGCGATCACGGACAGTGTCCCCAATGTCCTGGCTGACGGTACTTGCGGTCAGGGATCCGGGGATCTTAGCTTCGACAACAATGTGATCGTGGCTGGGGGGACAATTGCGATCTCCTCCTTCACCGTGACCTGCCCGATCAGCTAATGAGGAAAATCAAATGCCTCCCGTTACTGTCAACAGGATCCCTGTGGCCTGTATCGCGCCGGACCTTACCGATGAGGTAATGGTTCTCTACAAATCGTTGATCACAGCCCTCCCTTCCGGTGAATTGAAGGACTGTCTCGTCGCACTCTACAACTGTGTGGAGAAGTGGTGGGGACTGCCCGAGTCCACCTCTCAGGACATCGCTCACTGGGAGTTCGACAACGGGCAAACCCGTGTTGTCGAGCAGAAGCTGGAGCAGGGGCACAAGGAAGCTCTGGAACCGCATGTACCCTGGATGCGGGAACTGAATGCGATGGAACCGCTGCTTGATTCCATCCCCAACGACGACAGGCACAAACCGCTGCGAGACTGTGCCTTCCACCTGCTCTGGCACTGCAAGGAACTCACGCTGGATCGTGAGCCAATCACGCGCAGCAAACTCATCAAGCACAAGGGCAAGATCCTGAAGTGAGGTTCAAATGGCCGAAGCAACCGACGCTCAGATGCAATCCTACGCGGATCTTCGAGTCCGTCCTCGGGCCGAGCAATTCCGCGATCTACGGGCACGCTGTCTCGACGACAAGGCGTTGATCGACGACATCTACGCTCGGGCCGTTGGAGTTAATCGGTGGACTGATGATCGCACCGATCCGCCGCACCTGCTCCAATCGGGTAACTCTGCCAACCCTGACGACATGCTCAATTACAATTCGTTTCTCGGGCTGTTCGAGAAATTCATGGCCGGGACATTCGCCGACCTGAACGAGGCGAACAGTGCGGCGTCTCTTTGGGCAGTGCTCGATCGGGCCTGTGTGCGATCTGTGGGATCGACATAAGATTGGTGTGAACCATGACTGCCTACTACATCGATGCCACTGCTGGAAGTGATTCCAACGGTGGCACCTCCCAGGTGGATGCCAAACAAACACTAGGGGCCGGCATTGCCTTGCTATCCAGCCCTGGTGATATTCTTTATGTCAAGAATAACGGCAGTTATGTGCTCACTTCGACCAACACAATGAATAAGGTTGGCACCTCAACAGGCGGTCGTTACCGCATCGAGGGATACACTACCACGCCAGGAGCACGAGATGGCAGGCCGACTATCACCAGTTCTACCAACTCAGTGATTCTTTTTAGTTTGACCCCGTCCAGCTATTGCGACTTTGTCCATCTCAAATTGACTCATACGGCAGCCACCAGAGGGGCCGCTTTTGTCGCGAACGGTGGCGCTAATTCTCAGAATAACCGCTGGATTGATTGTGTTATCGACGGTTGTGCTAACGGAATAAGAGGGGGTACATCATCGTTCACAAACAACGTTATTGAGCGTTGCGAAATTAAGAACTGCACAGGCTCTGGTTGTTTAGTTTATGGTAACTACACAGGGTGCTGGATTCATGATAATGCAGGCTATGGAATTAATGTAAGTTATGCAGACTTCTGTATAGAGAATTGCATTATCTCCGGTAACACAAATCATGGAGTTTATGACTCTACTGGGGCAGGCAGTAGTGCAACCATGCTTATTTCTGGCTGCACTTTTTATAACAACAATGGAGATGGGATACGTCAGACTTCTGACTATGCTCGCATGCCGTGGTTGATTAAAAACAACGTTTTTTACTCAAACGCTGGCTACGGAATTAATCTGGTCAATCTCAATACCAGTG